GTCAACGACTCCACCTACACATAAGTAGGAGAAAGGATTTTAGTACGCTAGTACCAGGGACCAAAGTCATACCACTCAGTGGATAGGACTTTGACTACTTTTTGTGATGTACGTTTCCGATAAGGAACCATATTTTTGTTACGGGTTATTCCAAATTCGATAACTGAGTTATCCAAAATAGAATTCTCCGTATGGCAGACATTGTACAAAATGCTAGAGTAAAAAGCACGGTTGTTCCGTGCTTCATACTTTCTAGTACGTTGTTGGATTGTAGTAAACATCCATCTTCTATAACCATCGCTAGTAAACGATCTAGGTCGAACTTCATCCCAATTTTTATGTTGATGGCCATCTCCAAGCCCAAAAGGCCCTCGAGGTGGATTCCCATTATAACATAAAGCGGTTTGTCGATCGACGTAGTCGTACACTGGCTTAAGTGTAGAGTCACAACCGTACCAAGCGCATCTCCGATGCGCAAGGTTACGTAGTCTGTTTTGCAGAATGATAAGTTCTGTTCCATGATATGATCCTTCTCGAATATACATCGGTGTTACATCTACACCAGCAAAAAAATGACCACCGCAGCTCTCCCGAAATAAACCTGAAAAGAAACTCTTTTTCATATTCATTTCGAAGCCAACGATGGGTAGCCAATGTTGTAAATCATCTACGATCTGTAATGGGCATATTATATCATCTCCATACACACTCAGTGTGTCGGGGGTGTATGATATACCTTTTCGATCGCATAGAACCATGCAGAGAGACAAAAATATTAAGGTTTCGAGCTCAAATGTATAGGAATTTCCCATACTTGAGAACTTCTCCAACTTTATATATTCATCTTTATAGCATGTGAGACCACAACGTAGCGACTCCATAATATCAAACCAATTGGGCGGCAAAACCGCTTCAACTAATTTGTATGATATGGTGTCACTGGCTGCTTTCAGGTCAATAGTCGCTAGGCGACCATCGATGGAAGCACGTTGTGCGAGAACACGATGTTTTTCCTGAAGCTGTGGTATATTATATCCAACTCTTGCC